CAGCCTACGGAGGGCTACCAGAGCGCCGCGATGGAATGGGGCATCGAGCAGGAGGGTGCCGCCCGCGCCGCCTACGAAGCCCGTACAGGCGTCCTCGTGGATGAGGTGGACTTCGTGCGCCACCCCATCCTTGAGGCCGGTGCCTCCCCCGACGGTCTGGTCGGGGAGGACGGGTGCATCGAGATCAAGTGTCCGAACACGGCCACGATGCTCGAGTACATCGAGGACCGCTCCGTCCCGCGCAAGTACCTCCTGCAGATTCAGTGGCAACTTGCATGCACAGGTCGCAACTGGTGCGACTTCGTGGCCTACGACCCCCGCCTGCCGGAGCACCTGCAACTGCTCGTCATCCGGGTGCCGCGTGATGAGGATGTCATCGAGCAGATCGCCGCCGAGGTAGGCCGGTTCGTGACCGAGCTGCGGGATCGGGTCGAGCACCTGCGGGAGCTGCGCCTGTGACCCTCGTCACCGGGTACTTCATCCAGCGCGACGGCTGGAAGGGGTGGGAGGACGTACCGGCGCACGTTCTGGAGCACGTCGGCCACAAGCCGAACCCATACCTCGACATCAATCACGCACAGGCCGCGCTCGACGCAGCCGAGGCTTTCGGCGACCTGAGATACCGTCTCGTCGGTCGCCCCGTTTCCATCAACCAGGAGTGATGACTATGCCCGAGTACGACAACACGAATAAGGGAGCACTCTTCAAGAACGAAGAGAAGCGCCCAGATCGAGCCATGAAAAACCCTGACGGCACCGAATGGGTTATGAAGGACTCCGACTATAGCGGCGAGGCCGACATTAACGGGGTGCTGCACTTTGTCGATGGCTATTTGCAAAAGAGCAAGGCCGGAAAGACCTACATGAGGCTCAAGTTCAAGCCGAAGCAGCAGCAGCACGAGCGCCCGAAGACCCTCGCCGAGCAGAACCCCGAACAGTTCAGCGACGACGACATCCCCTTCTGATGAACCGCATCTTCCCCCGAGGTACCACCCCTGACCAGATCGCTTCGGCGATCTCGGTCATGGTGCGGTGGCTGGACCCCGGCAAGAGCTGGAAGGTCATGCTCGAGGAGTTCAAGCCGCGCCGGTCAGACTCGCAGAACGCCTTCCTCTGGGGAGTTGTCTACCCGTCCATCCTTGAGGGCGGCGGAGAAGCCCTTGCAGGCTGGCAGAAGGACGACCTGCACGAGTTCATGCTCGGTGAGCACTTCGGCTGGGAGACGCTCACGCTCGGCGGCAAGACCGTCCACAAGCCGGTGCGCCGGTCGTCCCGCCTCAACAAGCAGGACTTCTCCGACTACCTTGAGTTCCTATCCCGCCGCGCCGCAGAGCTCGGCATCGTGATACCCGAACCCACCTATGGAGAACACACATGACGCAGACAGAACAAATCCGCGCCCACCTAGTATCGGGCCGCGATATCACCCCCCTCGAAGCCCTCGACCGCTACGGCTGTTTCCGGCTCGCCGCTCGGGTCTCCGACCTTCGCGCCACCGGACTCGATGTCCAGACCATCACCGAGGAGCGCGACGGCAAGCGTTATGCACGGTACCGGCTCGTCGGGCAGCTCGAGCTCGTATGAACCTGCGCAAGCAGGCACGGGGCCGGGGCTGCACCGTGCGGCTCCCCGGCGTGTGCAACCACAACTCCGAGACGGTCGTCCTGGCACACATCCGCATGGCCGGGGTCTCCGGCATGGGGATGAAGGCCGACGACCTGCTCGGGGCGTGGGCCTGCTCGGCCTGCCACGATGCCATCGATCGCCGGTCTCACACCGAGCTCGAGCGCGACTATGTGCGGCTCGCCCACCTCGAAGGCATGGTCCGAACCATCGCGCAGTTACGCTCCGAGGACCTCGTCTGACTTACGGCCCAGCGTCTCGCCACGCACCACCGCTGTAGAAGTACAGCTTGTTGTTCGTGGTGTTGACGACGATCGGCGCGAACCCGGTCTTGGTGGTCGGCACCCCGGTAGGCGTACCCGCGCAGGTCGGGACGTAGAGGAACCGATTCGTCGCGCTGGTGGCGAGAGCGCCGCCGCCGACGGTAACGTTCCCGTTGTCGTCGATGTTCATGTCGGTCACGTAGGCCGATGTGGTGCCTCGCTCGACAGACAGGTCACCGGCTCCAAATGATCCCGCCGTGTTGGTGTTGGTCAGCCGGAATCCGTAGAAGTTCGCGCCAGAGTAACCAAGGTGCATCGACCTCGTGGTGAGCGCCGTCAAGCCGTGGCCGACATCAAAATCACCACGCGGGGTCGCGGTACCGACACCCACCTCTCCCGTCGCCGTCAATCGCACACGTTCGGTTGATGCAGTCGAAAGCGCCAGAGCATTGGTCGTCGGCAGGTATGCGCCGTTCGCCTGCACAGTGGCTGCAGTTACTGTCAGGCCGCCTGCGGACACCTGCCGCCCTGCGGTCAGGTCAGAGACCGCCACCTTGACGGTGCTGCTGCTCTGGACAACGGGGACAACCTCGGTCCCGGCAAGCGGGGTTGAGGCGTTCGACAATGCAGAAATTTTCTTGTCAGCCATATCAGTACTCCTTACAGGTTTCCTTCACTCGTCCAGGTTCCGGGGGTTCCGGCAGTGGTGCAGAACCAGCCCTTTGGCTGGCCCGCAGATGGGTTTGTCTTCGCGCAGTGATCGCCGATTGCCCACGTCCCGGCAGTCGGTGCGGCGGTATCCGCGACGTAGATCGCGCTGCCGTTGAATCCGTTGGTGCCGGAAGCGCGGTAGAGCAGCCCCTGCCATGCCGCGCCGTTGCACTCGTTGCCCGACACGCTGCGGAAGGTGTTGTCCACGACGAGCCACGGGCCTGCACCGCTTGCGCTGACGCCGAGCACGGTGTTGCTGATGGTGTTGCCCGAGCACTTGATGCTGATGGTACGAGCGCCGAACGAGGTCCCGCAGTTGATGCCGCGATGGTACTTGTCGATGGAGTTGTCCATGCAGTGAACAATCCCATCGAACCAGATTCCGCTGTTGAACTGGTTGTTTGTCGTGTTGTCGCTGCCGCTGATGCGGTTGCCGACCACCGAGCACTCGTAGCCGCCCGAGACATTGGTGACGATGATGCCGCCTTGGTCGGTCGTGTTGGTGTCGATGTGGTTGCCGACGAAATGGCAGTTGCCGCCGTTCGCGTCCGTCGTCTCGAAGTTGATGCCCGCCGCCGTCGAGTTGATGACGCGGTTTCCGGTCACGAGATAGCCGTGCGGCTTGATGGTGAGCCAAATCCCGATGCCGGTCGTGCGGGCCACATTGTTACTACTGATGGTGGCGCGAGGCTGGTTCGCGCTCGAGTAGGTGTAGCTCGGAGCGATCTTGATGCCGCTTGTCGTGCAGTCCACCACCACATTTCCGGTGATGCTGTCCGCGCCGCCGTTGCAGTAGATGCCCGCCCGCAGCGACGCATCAGACGGGTAGAGCGTACCAAACCCGCAGCGCGAGACCGTGTTGCCAGTGATCGCCACATCGCCCGTGGGGAGCGTGGCGGCGTTCATGTAGATTCCCGAATACGGCACGTCTCGGACGATGTTTCCGGTGACAGCAGCGCGGGTCGTTACCGTGCCGTTGTAACCCACAGCGATACCGTACCGGCGACGGTTGTTGCCATCCGCGAGCGCGGTCACGCCGTCCGACTGCAGCGGGAACACCACGTTCCCAGAGATGAGCAGGTCCTTGTCCCCGCTGTTGGTGTCCACGCTGATGCCGACATCGTTGTTCGACAGGCACAGATTACCGGTCACGACGCCACGCGAGGACTCGGCCCCGGTGCTGCCATACACGAAGATGTCGGACGAGGCGCTTGAGTCGTAGGTGCCGCCCCAGATTCGATTCCCCGTCACCGCCCAGTTCTTGCACCCGCGCAACTGGATGCCATAGAGCCAGTTCTGCACCCGGCAGTCGCGCACGACCACGTTGTTGCGCGAATCAGCCCGCACCGCCGATCCCGCGCCAGAGTTCGGGCCGACAATCGTCAGGCCCTCGATGGTGATGCCGTCGCCCGCCAAGGTGAATGCGTTCGTCGCCGCCGTGCTCTGCGTAACCGTCGCCGACTCCGAAAAGACCACCGTCCCAGCAGGAACCGAGAGTGCCGCGTTGATGGCATACGAGCCGGACGGGAAGTACACCGACTTGCCGGTCCCGGCAGTCAGCGCCGCCTGCAGCGCCGTCGTGTCGTTCGCCACCCCGTCGCCAACCGCGCCAAAGTCCTTGACGCTCACCGCGTCTTGGAGCTTCGTGGCAACACTGCGCAGCGTCGCGCCCGACCCGCTCGCCAGATACGAAACATCAGCCGCCGAGTAGGGCGTTGCAGGCCCAGCAGCTACGACCGGCAGGCCGGTAGCATCAAACCCGAGGTACTTGCCAGCGCGGGCAGAGGAAACAGGCAACTGCGCGGACATCACCGCATCAGATGCAGGGAACTTGAGCGATCGCGCAGACTCCTCGCCGAGCTGCTGCGCGAGCATCGTCACCTTGTCGAGCGCGGTCTCAAGCGACTCAGCCGGGAGCCGGTCGTTCGGCAGCAGGTCGGTCTCCTGCGTCGCCTCGATGTTGCGCCGGATTGTGACCGTCACCGCCGCAGCAGGGGCCGTGAGCATCGTCACCGTACCGCCAGAGGACACCCCGGCACCCGCCACCGTGTAGTTGGTGGTCAGCGCCTGGACGGTCTCAACGCCAGCCGAGGAGCGCAGGATGACCTGCAGGTCAGCCGCCTCGAGGAAGTAGAACGGCACCGCAAAGGCGGTGGTCACCCCGTTGCCGGTGTAGCTGACCTTGCTCGTCGTGGATGATACGGTCATCTGTCACTCCCTCGGAGGTCCATACAGGACCTCATACATGAACTGTTGCGGACTCTCCGGGTTCCTCTCGTCGTTCAAGACATCCATCGTGTACTCGCCGCTGATCCGCACCTGACGGGTCGGCAAACCGAAAATGTACCCGCTCGTCTCAAACATGTCCCAACCGACCTCGTTGAACTCCCGGTTCCCGGCGAGAACATCCGACGTCTTCATGAACGTCTTGCCCACCTTCTCAACCGCGCCAGCCACCGGAGTCAACCGCCAACTCGGTTGGAACTTCATTTCGCCTTCGCCGGTCAAGTTTATCATGCTCGCCTCGATGACACCGGAGCCCTCCTTTAGGATGGGAACCGAGGCCAACGGATAGAGCAGCATCTTGCGGATAGCCCACCAAGTCTCGTCCTCCTCCTCCTCCGGGCCGCGCCCCGCCAGAATCTCGCCCATCACCGCAGGCATGATGACCAGCGCCAGCATCCGAGCCACCGCCCGAGGCATGTCCTTCACCCGCCGGGTCGTCGCGCCGACATCCCGCATCCGGGCGTA